AAATAAATTGTAGTTAATACAAATGGTATGGCAAAGATTAAAAGTGCCTTTCCTAACAAATGTTCCATTATTCTCCAGAGTTCAATTCGTTCAGGTAATCGATCCACCATTGGGGGTCTTTGTTCCTTCTCCACTGTGGAACCTCCATTCCCTTTTCAAAGTAATACCTCCACAGAGCCTCATCGATAATCTGTTTTACTTCCATATTCCTCGTCCTCTTCATCAACGTCTCCATATGGGTTTTCCACATAGGGTCCATGTGGTCGTTTGGCATCATCTCTGACATAGGTCCTTTCAGCTTCGATAGTTGCAATCCATACTGAGAGTTTCATTACTATGTAGATGATACCCAGTGGTAAAAAGCACGCAATGAGGATGAGTGATTTCATTTGTCCTTTAGCAACTCTTCTATTCTTTTACGCATGTCTTCAGACTTCTTCTGTTCTCTTTCACAATGTCTGTAACCATGATGGCCTCTAATGATCATCGTGCCCTGATAGAACATCGTGATCCCAAAAACAAATAATAAAATACAACCAATCAGTTCAATGTGATTTTGAGCCATGGTAGTAAGGGTGGAATAGCCCCGACAAGTCTTAGAAGTCCCTCAGCAAATAGAGCAAGAACCACCCAACCGACGCACATACTAATGATAGAAGCATTACGGTTGTGGCGTCGTATTGCTGCATCGATCATCTCCTGAACTTCTTCTTTAGTTACTGGGGTAGTCATTGTCCAAGTTCTCTAATCGTTTGGCCCACGTTACACCACCTTCTTGGCCAACGCATGGGTTTATGCAGGTTTCGTCACCTAGATTGTTGCAAACAAGACCTGCAAGGTCTAATTCATTTCCTGGTTTTCCAGTGGCCCAACGATGTTGACCATTAATCCAGACAGCCCCACATTTGGGGCATTCCTTCCTCTCAATACTGAGGTCGGACATTTCTTTGTCGTTATCCATTAAAAGTCTTTGAATTTGGATGGCATTCCCAATTGTTTTTCCAACCTGCGTTTCATGAAATACATTTGAATCCTAATCCACAAATATTTGATTTGTAGTTCAAGATAAACAAAGACACGCATGGTCCCTTCAATACCCGCGTACCAAACCATCCCAATAAGGATGAACATACACAAGTACAAACTAATTAAGGATGACTCCATATTAGAGTATGGCTCAAAGCTGTATCTATAAGATACACTATCTCTTAAGTATTCCTTAGTATAACTTCATACTCTTTTCAACACAATCAAGAGAAATCCTCTTTGATCAAAAGAATGTCGAATGCGGCCGTAAATCTACCATTGTTACTTCTGGTAACTAAGCGAACATCAATATCGGTTTTTTCTGGCATTTCTTGTGGAAACGCGAATTTGTAAGTATATTCTCCACCACCAGCAACTTCAAATGTATGTCCAACTCTAAAAATTGTAGCGACTGAATTGTATCTTACATACATGTATCCAGTAGCATCAGCACCAGACTGTGCAGTAGCAACACCCTGATAGAGATATCCAGTATATCCTGCAGGTACTGTGTAAACTGCCATCAGAGTTTGTCCCGCACCAGCAAGAATGCGAAGAACTTGTGTGCCACCTCTGGAAAAGTTGAGTTGCCCTACATTGGTTCCAGCACCACTGGAAACATAACCACGATATACTCTCTTAAATGACTTAGTTCCTGTAACTGTTCCTGAACTGGAAAGTGTAAAATCTTCTGAAATGGCTTCAAAATTTTCATCAAGACCTTCAATAGTTACGACTTTACCATTATCATCTGCACCGACTTGTGCTCCTACAAGAACTCCAGGAGTATCAAACGCACTCCAAGGATAAAGTGTATCTCCCTTATCCCATATAGATGCAGTGGTGTTAATTGATTGAGATGGAGTTGCACCGAACTTATGGATCTGTGATGCTCCTCGTGTCTTACCACGAGAAACATTTAAGTTAAATTCTTCATCCCAAAGATAATTCTTACCAGGCATCAGTCACTCCAAGTCAGTCTTTCAGGTTGATAACGCTGTGCGTTTTTGATTCTTGAGGTGTTCTGTTGGCCTGGATAGATGTTCTGAACCATTGCACCAGGATACTCACCTTGAATCTGTTCGGCCAGTTCTGGTTTAGAAGGCATCTGGCCTTCTAACTCCAGTCTGTAAATTTTTCCTTCCCAGACAATATCTGCAAAGTAAGATTCTTGTGGTTGTTCTGGTTGGGAACTCCCTACGTTGAGGGTTCCATTGAAGTCACCGTTGATGGTGATACTTTCGGATAGAAATTGTTGAAAGCTTTTCATATCAGCAGTTCCAAGCTCTAAGGGACTTATTGATTCTGCTATCGGGATCGTTAGCAGTTTTGGCCGAAGTCAGTTTCTTCTTCATGCCTTTCATCCTTGCACAGAAGGAATCACGACGAGGGTTACCAACTTTCTTAGAAGGTGCTTTCAGATCACTACCAGGGTTCTCTCTTTCGTAGGACTTGCGACCCTTTTCATTCAGGCCACCAGATTCAGACTTACCCGATTTCTTAGTCCAGGCCGCACCTTCTGTTTGAGTGGTTGGTTTCTTTTTGGTTTTGATACCTTGTCTGATGGCCTTGATTCTATTTGCAAGACTATCAAGTTCTGTGCTCATTTCTTCATCATCCTTATCATCGTGACCACCAAGTCTCTTATCCTTGAGTTTATCGTATTCTTCTTCATCAAGTCTTTCCTCACTCACAGGAACGCAGTTGGGGACCATACGATCACCCTTCTTTTTCATTCCTTTTTCAGTGTAACCTTTCCAACACTTTTCAACAAGAGTATCATAATACTCATCATTGAACTCATAAGTGTAATCTTCTTTCTTAGAGTTGCCCCAGTTGGCGGCTCCAACTTTGCGACATTTCACAAGTGCTCCAGAAGCATATGCAGAAGGCCAAACAGAGTAACGTGACTTAACCTTGTTATAACAAGCGTCTTTAGTACCACTACCCTTACCTTTCTTGTCCTTGGCCTCAGTCATGGCTTCAATATCATAGGTTGTAAGATCAACCTTTGAGTCTGTTGGTTTCATTGGTTCTGGTTTTACGAGGTCTTGAATAACTGCAAATGGTTCACCATATGCATCAAGAAGTTCTACTTCTTCTTTCTTTGTTTTTTTCTTTCTATCAGTCCTTACCATAGTTGGCGCAGCTGCACCAGACTTTCTCTGCTGACCAGGATCTTCACGTCTCTTGGCGGCCGCCGCAGCACGTCTTTCTTTTTTGGACATGCTCGCTCTCTTTGCAGAAGAGACACACTTGGGAATACCCTCACCAGGTTTATCACTTGCACATGAGTCACCTGTTACAACATTGACCCAACCCTTCTTGCCGTCCTTTGATTTGGACTTACCAAACCAATCGCGGAGACCTTCTTCAGATACAGTTCCTTCAGTGTAAGAAGATGCCGCATCCATATTATGATCGGTGTCAGTAATCTTAGCCTGAACCCATGCAGGAAGATTCTTTTCCTTAGTTCCGATCTTCTTCTTTAACTTTCTGGCATTCTCAATTGTTTTATCCAGTTGGGAGTTGGCCATGGAAACTTCATGGTCTTTCTCTTCAGCCATTTTCTTACGACCTTGACAGTGAGCACGTTGAGAGAATCCTTTTGGATTATCACAATCAATTGATTTTTTATATTTTGCAGTCCAACCTTCCTTTGCAACACGGATTGTTGGTTTGGTTGGGTCTGTTGTTGCAGGATATGCAGTTTGAACTACTGCATTAGGATAGATACCCTCAACCTGTCTTGTAATTTCCTGTCTGGTTGGAAATTTGGCCCCAGGGAAGAACATCTGGAGGATATATGGTTTACCCCTCCACATGAGATGGACAACAACTGTTTGTCCAATTTCATTGTAACGTTCTACTTTTTCTTTGAGAACACCCATCGTATCGGCACGGACCCTTCTTATTATTTAGAAGTTCTCCATCCTAAATACTTGCAGTGTAATGTGGTCTTCTTAGATGAAAAGAGCATTGATTGCCCTTGGAATGTTATTGATGGCGGCACCCGCACATGCCGATATTTCTCACAAGTTGTCAACCAGTGTTCAACTGA